GTTTTCATTTCACCTTTAGCTCTTACTTTAGTTAAATGATCTCTTATTTGTGCGTACAAAGTTCTATCAATGTTACTCATAAACTCTGCAATATGATCTCTATCATCAATAAAAATGCCATCTGACTTAATAGCCGAAATACTTTCGGTTATTGTTGATAAAGTCATTTTTGTAATTTCTGCTAAAGCATCACTCATTGCTTTGAGTTTATCTTCGTCTGTGACATTTTCAGCATTTGTTGTTAACTGAATACGTTTTTGTTGTTCAAATTGTTTTTGTGCTGATTGACTAATCTGATGATAGTTAAGCGGTCTAAAATAAACTTCTAAATCATCAATATCTAACTTGTCATCAAAATTAGGTATTCCGTACTGATCAATAACTTGTCTAAGATCTAGTCCGTAATTGTCTGTTTCTAAACAGTGCGGACAAGTAACTTCAAGATCCATATCGTGACCATAACTGGCAATACGAATTGCTGTAAACAACATGTCAATATCAACTTGTGGTACTACCCAAGGATCTTTAATGTTAGGAACACAACTTTGAAATAATTGTGCTACTGCTGATCCATTAAACAAAGCGTCCGGTGTTCTTGTAATAATTTCATCCATTGCAGTCATTGGATAGATTGGTATTTCTCCGTTTGCCGGAATATCAATACTGCCCGGAGGATAATGCTTTCCGTTACTAGGCAATTTAACATAAATTGCTGGTTGCCTAAAGTATTTGTTCAACGGATTTGTTGTATTTTCAGCCATGGTTTTTTTCCGATAAATATGTTATATAACACACATATTTATATACGTATAAAACCAGGTAAAAATTAATGGGCGACGACGCAGAACAGTTACAGCGAGAGTTAGAATCTCTCAGAAATGAATTTGCCAAAACAGGCAAAGTTACCGCTGACATGAATAAACGCATGGAAGGTCTAAGCGGTGGCATGATGAAATTTGGTAAAGAACACTTAGGCAATCTAGGGCAAGGTGTTAAAAGTTTCTCTACACAGATGTTAGCAGGATCAAAAAGTTTTGATGCACTGATACCTGTGATTGATGCCTTAGGCGGTGCTATGGTAGGTTTAGCCAAAAGTGTACCACTTGTTGGTGGCGGCCTAGGCAAACTTGCTCAAGTTGCGGTTGATAGTTCAAAATTTTTAGTTACAGAATTAAGTAAACAAGCAGGCGTTTTCCAATCAGTAAGTAGATCAGGTGTGCTAGGTGCAGGCGGTATGCAACAGTTTGCCAATCAAGCATTTAGTTCTCGTTTAAGTCTAGAACAGTTTGGTAAAGTTGTAGTTGATAACGGAAAAATGTTAGCGGCTATGCGTGGTAGTGCTATGTCAGGTACCAAAGCATTTGCTGATATGACTTCTACATTGTCTGGAGATCAATTTGATTTTACACGTCAACTAGGTTACGGTGCTGAAGAAATAGCAGACATCACAGCTGGCTACATGTCACAACAAACATTGTTGGGTATGACGCAACGTCAATCAACAGAAAGCCTAACTCAATCAACAGCAGGATACATGAAAGAGTTAGACATGTTATCAAGAGTAACAGGTGATAACAGAAAAGCCTTACAAGAACGTCAAGCGGCAATGTTAGCAGAAACAAGATTTAATGCTAAGATTCAAGAATTATTAGCTCAAGGTAAAGTAAAAGAAGCCAGAGAACTACAGAACTTTGTATCAGCCGTTGATGCGTTTGCTCCTGCTATTGCTACTGGTGCTAGAGATATTGCTACTGCTGGTACTGGTACTATTGCTGAAGGTCAACAATTAATGATCAGAAGTGGTGGTAGTATTCAACAAATTTTAAAACAAATTGAAAATGGTTCTCTAAGCTCTACTACTGCGTTAAATCAATTAACTAATCAAGTTGGACAAACTAATCAGCAATATATATCAAGCGCCAAAGTACTTGGTGATGCTAACATGGTTACTGCTAACGGTGCAGAATATGCCAGACTAGGCAACAGAGCTATGCAAGAAGAAGCCGCATTAAGAAAACAACAAGCTGATCAAATGAAAGGCACAGACCCATTACAAGCAAGTATGGCAAGATCACTTAAAAACATGGAAGACTTTACCATGAACCTGAATAAAATGATTTTAGAGTTTATGCCAATGACTGCTAAAATTGTAGAAGGCTTAACTGGTACACTTGAAACAATGATGGAAACTGCTAAGAAAGGCTTTGATGAGTTACTTGGTAAAGGCGGAGATGAAAGACCAGTCAAACACAGATCAACAATTGATAAAATATTTGGCTTAGGATTATCCGATAACGAAGCCGAAGCAGATAAACAAGTTGCTGATGAACAATTAGATAATAGAATTAAACGTGCTGTTGAAAATGCTCGTCAGAAAAAAGCCGCAAAAGAGTTGACATTTATGGAGCAGTTTAACTCAGAAAAGATGGACGCAGTAAAATTAACTCCGGAAGAAAAAGCCAAAATTGTTGAGGACGAGAAGAAATCGTTTAAGGAATCTTGGGTAGTTAGCAGTAGTCTTCAAAAAAATGCTAGTTATGATAAATTTACACCAGACAAGTATGCTTTTGGTGGCATAGCCAACTATCCAGAAACTGGTAAACTTGCTATGTTACACGGTACAGAAGCAATTATTCCATTACCAGACGGTAAAACAGTGCCGGTATCAATTAATGTTAATTCATTGGCTGAAGCATTAACAACAACTCCAACAGCAGGGCCAGTTAGATCTACCTTAGGTACTACATCGTCAAGTCCAATATCATCGGCATTGATGTCAATGTTAGGTATTAAAACAGAAACTGCACCAGCAACCACAGCAACAACAACAGCCAGTGGTGATACAGATCTAATGTCCTCACAAAATGCTAAACTTGATGAACTAATTAGATTAACCAGTAAACACATTAGTGTTAGCGAACAAACACGTGCCCATTTATCATAATTTGGCTAAATTTCCATTGACACATTGACTTTTATTTGCTAAAGTTTAGAATAGCGATAAATACTATCCATATACAAAAGGTTAATTATGGCAAGTTGGAAAAAATACTTTAAAGTAGCAAATCAAACTGATGGATCAATAAGTCCAATTAGTGGTGTTAATAGACCGCAGGCCGGCAACGCCAACGATTTTGCATTTAGAAACTATCAATCAAGTTTACCAGAAGTCTATTCAGGACATCCAAATCGTGTTGAACGTTATAATCAATACGAAGCAATGGATATGGATTCAGAGATCAATGCCTGTTTAGATATTATTGCAGAATTCTCAACACAGGTAAATGACCAAAACGGCACATCATTTGAAATAGACTTTACAGAAAAACCAACAGACCACGAAGTTGATATTATTAAAAAACAACTACAACAGTGGACCAAACTTAACCAATTTGATCAAAGAATTTTTAAACTATTTAGAAACGTAATCAAATACGGTGACCAAGTATTTGTACGTGATCCAGAAACATTTGAATTGTACTGGGTTGATATGTCAAAAGTATCAAGAGTTATTGTTAACGAAGCAGAAGGCAAGAAACCTGAGCAGTATGTTATTCGTGACATTAATCCAAACTTTGAAAATTTATCAGTAGCAGTTAAAACTGCACAAGACGCAGTTAACAGTCCTCCAACACAAGGCGGATATACTGCACCTAATCAGTATTCAGCACCTAACGCTATGTCATCAGGTGGACAAGGACGTTTTGGTCAAGCAATGAATGAAAGTGCTTTAGAAGCACAACACGTGGTTCATTTAAGTTTAAGTGAAGGTTTAGACTATAAATGGCCTTTTGGACAGTCAGTGTTAGAAAACGTTTATAAGGTTTTTAAACAAAAAGAACTGTTAGAAGATGCTATATTGATATACCGTGTGCAACGTGCACCAGAGCGTAGAATCTTCAAAATTGACGTAGGTAACATGCCAAGTCACATGGCAATGGCCTTTGTTGAACGTATTAAAAACGAAATACATCAACGTCGTATTCCAACACAGCAAGGTGGCGGACAATCAGTGGTAGATGCTACTTACAATCCGTTATCAATTAACGAAGACTACTTCTTCCCTTTAACAGCAGACGGCAGAGGTTCTAGTGTTGAAACATTACCAGGTGGACAAAACCTTGGTGAAATTGATGACTTAAAATACTTTAACAATAAATTATCACGTGGCCTAAGAGTTCCAAGTTCATATTTGCCTACTGGTCCAGATGAATCAGCACAGGCACTAAGTGATGGCCGTGTTGGTACAGCACTTATTCAAGAATACAGATTTAATCAATACTGTATGCGACTACAGAATCAAATTATCAATAAACTAGATGACGAATTTAAAATGTTCTTACGCTTTAGAGGCTTTAACATTGACTCATCACTGTTTAACTTAAAATTTAATCCACCACAAAACTTTGCTAGTTACAGACAAGCAGAGTTAGATGCTCAACGTGTTAACGTGTTTACAGCCATGGAAGGTATGCCTTATATTAGTAAACGTTTTGCTATGCAACGTTTCTTAGGCTTAACTGAAGAAGAGCTACGTCAAAACGAAGAGTTATGGGCTGAAGAGTCAGACAATATAGAAGCAACACCTACTACAGGCAGTGATCTTAGATCTGTAGGTATTAGTCCAGGTGACATTGACTCAGACCTAACAGCAGGTGCAGATATTGAAGCAGACTTAGAAGCACCAGCAGACTTAGGTGGCGATGAAATTCCTGGAGTAGATACGACTCCAGAAGTATAAATACTACTATGATACTTAACGAACTTTACGATAAACAACCTGGATACCAAGACGAAAACGAAGACCAAAGCAAGGCTCGTATTGGTGATCTACGTAAAACAAAACTGACGTTAAAGCAGTTAAACAAGTTACGTATTATGAATGACGTAAGAACTTACGAGCAAACAGTAAAAGCAAAACGTGTGCAAAGGCAGTACGGAGCACCAGCAGAAGCACCTCAATTATAGAAATATTCAAAAAAAGGCTCAAAAAGGCGCCTTTTTCGCTTAAAAAACACCAATATTAAGAAAAAGAGTGTAAATACATTCACAAAGCCATATATGGAGAAAAAAAACATGGAAAATAAATTTGAACAGTTAATTGAGTATATCATTAACGACGAAGAAGACAAAGCTAAAGAGCTTTTCCATGATGTAGTGGTTGAAAAGTCACGTGACATCTACGAAGAGTTAATGGCAGAAGAAGAAGCAACAGAAGAAGTTGCTGAATCAACTGACGAAGAAGTTGAAGAGTCTATTGAAACTGAAGAAGAAGTAGCAGGCGACGAAGCTGATGATTTAATCGCAGACATCGAAGCTGACGAAGAAGGTGTTACAGAAGACGAAGTTGACTATGACGAAGACGGCGAAACTGACGAACATGAAGAAGATCATGAAGAATTAGAAGACCGTGTTGTTGATTTAGAAGACAAACTAGACGAATTAATGGCTGAGTTTGAAGAATTAATGACAGACGGCGATGCTGAAGAAGCACCAGAAGCTGAAGAAGGCGAACCAGAAGAAATGGAAATGGAAGTTCCAATGGAATCTGAAGAAACAACAGAAGAAGTTGTTGAAGACGCTGAAGAAGAAGTAGCAGAAGAAAAAGAAGAAGCTCTTGAAGAAGGTGCTGATCTTAAACCAGCTACTAAGCCAGAAACAAAAGAAGGTGCAGACCAAACTAAATCACCAGTAGCGGCTAATGCCGGTGCTAAAGGTGCTGAAGCTAAACCAGCGGCATCTAAAGGTGAAGAAAAAGGTCGTCCAGCACCAGCGGCTCAAGACCAAGGCGGTACTACTGAGCCTGACCTTAAAAAAGTTTAATTTAAACTTTTAATAGAGGATACCTTATATGTCAAACATATATTTGAAAGAACATCTTAACCATTCAATGGCCAACATGATTGTTGAGTCATCAAATGATGGTAAAGATCTATACATGAAAGGTATCTGCATCCAGGGTGGTGTAAAAAACGCTAACGAACGTGTATATCCAGTCAATGAGATCGAAAATGCAGTTAAGACACTTAACGAGCAGGTCACAGGCGGATATAGCGTTTTAGGCGAAGTTGATCATCCAGACGATTTAAAAATCAACCTTGACCGTGTATCACACATGATTGAAAACATGTGGATGGATGGTCCAAACGGATGTGGTAAATTAAAGATTCTACCTACACCAATGGGACAACTAGTTAAAACTATGTTAGAAAGTGGTGTTAAGTTAGGAGTTTCGAGTCGCGGTAGCGGAAACGTTAACGAGGACTCAGGACAAGTCAGTGATTTTGAAATTATCACTGTTGACATCGTGTCACAACCAAGTGCTCCGAATGCTTATCCTACAGCAATTTATGAAGGTCTTATGAATATGAGACACGGTCATAATGTTTTAGAGATGGCAAGAGAGGCTAGTGGTGACGCCAAAGTACAACGATATTTGAAGAGTGAAGTATTAAGACTCATCAAAGATCTTAAGGCTTAATTAGGAGATTGGCATGCTAGATGTACTAAAACCATTATTAGATAGCGATCTCGTTAATGAAGAAACTCGTGCAGAAATTTCTGAAGCATGGGAATCTAAATTAGAAGAGACTCGTGAGTCTGTTCGTGCTGAACTTCGTGAGGAGTTCGCTCAAAAGTATGAGCATGATAAACAAACAATGGTTGAAGCAATCGATCGCATGGTAACTGAAAGTCTTGAAACTGAAATGGCTGAAATGAAGGAAGAAAAAGCCAAATTAGCAGAAGATCGTGTTAACCAAGTTAACAAAATGAAAGAATCAGCAGAAAAATTTAATAACTTTATGGTTACTAAATTAGCTGAAGAAATCAAAGATCTTCGTTCAGACAGAAAGGTACAAACTGAGACAATTGAAAAATTAGAACAGTTTGTGGTTAAAGCGTTAGCTGAAGAAATTAAAGAATTTGCACAAGATAAACAGGACGTTGTTGAGACTAAAGTTAAACTTGTTGCAGAAGCTCGTGCAAAATTAGAAGAATTAAAAACTAAATTTGTTACTGAATCAGCAGACAAAATGACTAACGCTGTTGCCAAGCATTTGAAAGCAGAACTTTCGCAATTACATGAAGATATCAAAGTTGCTCGTGAGAACACCTTTGGTAGAAAAATCTTCGAAGCATTTGCTAGTGAATTTGGTGCAACTCATTTAAATGAGAACGCAGAAATTCGTAAACTAGTTGACGCTATCGCAGAAAAAGATCAACAAATTGCAGAAGCAACCGATAAACTCAACGAAACTACCAAGTTGGTTGAGTCAAAAGATCAAGAGATTGTAACTATTAAAGATTCTAATGAGCGTCAAGCAAAATTAGATGAGCTACTTTCACCATTAAATGATGAAAAAGCAGAAGTTATGATCAATTTATTAGAAGGTGTACAAACTAAGAAATTAGAAAGCGCCTTTAACAAGTATCTCCCAGCGGTGCTTAACGAGAATGTAGTGAAGTCTAAAAAAGCGACACTTACAGAATCTGTTAAGGAAGTAACTGGGGATAAAGACAAGCAAGTTGAAGTTCAAGAAAACAAGGATGACGATGGTAACATCATCAACCTTCGTAAACTTGCTGGTATTTAAGTAAGACATTAGGAGAAAGATATGTCACAAGAACTACTTGAAAGCCGTTGGGGTGAGACAAAAGACGCTTTATTAGAGGGTCTTCAAGGCAACAAACGCAACTCAATGGGTGTTATTTTAGAAAACACAAAAAACTACTTAGCTGAAGCGGCTACATCAGGCGCAACAGCAGGTGGTAACGTAGCAACACTAAACCGTGTAATTCTTCCAGTTATTCGTCGAGTTATGCCAACAGTTATTGCTAACGAAATCGTTGGTGTACAACCAATGACAGGCCCAGTAGGCCAAATTCATACATTACGTGTACGTTATGCTGAATCTTTAACAGCTACTAACGCAGGCGACAACACAACAGCAGGTGACGAAGCATTATCACCATTCCAAATCTCAACAGCATACGCTGGTGACGGAACTGCTGGTAAAGCTGACTCAACAGCAGGTAAAGAAGGTACAGGCGGTCGTAAGATTTCAGTACAAATTCTTAAACAAGCTGTTGAAGCAAAAACACGTAAATTACAAGCACGTTGGACATTTGAAGCGGCTCAAGACGCTCAATCACAACACGGTATTGACGTAGAAGCAGAAGTAATGGCGGCATTAGCACAAGAAATTACTGCTGAGATCGACCAAGAAGTTTTAGCTTCATTACGTTCATTAGCGGCTACAGAGTTTACATACAACCAAGCAACTGTATCAGGTACAGCTACATTCGTTGGTGACGAACACGCGGCTTTAGCGGTTCTAATCAACAGAACAGCTAACTTGGTTGCACAACGCACAAGACGTGGTGCTGGTAACTGGGCTGTTGTTTCACCAGCGGCATTAACAGTTTTACAATCAGCTACTACTTCAGCGTTTGCACGTTCAACTGAAGGTACATTTGAAGCACCAACAAACACTAAATTCGTTGGTACATTAAACTCAGCAATGAAAGTTTATGTTGACTCATATGCTTCAGACACAACTCCAGTTTTAGTTGGTTATAAAGGTTCATCAGAAGCTGATGCGGCGGCATTCTATTGCCCATATATCCCATTAATGTCATCTGGCGTTGTATTGGATCCATCAACATTTGAACCAGTAGTATCATTCATGACACGTTATGGTTATGTTGAGCTTACAAACAGTGCGTCATCTTTTGGTAACGCGGCTGACTACGTAGGCGAAATTGCTGTTTCTAACTTATCATTCAGCTAAGATTAGAACAGTAGTTTTATACTACTTTAGTAAAACATTAAAAGAGGACTTTTCGGAGTCCTCTTTTTTTTGACCTTAGTTTCTAAACAATAAGTAATTGCATGTCGCAGTTAGATTTTAAATTATATTCATCACCTTTTGATTCAGCATGGGAACAAGAATTGTTCTATGCTAAGTATCCACCTAACAAAACATACGAGTGGATAGATACAGATACACCTGAGAATTCAATTAATCATGATGATATAACTTATACATTTAATGAACATGGATTTAGATCTGATAGTTTCCGTCAGCGTAGTGACTTTAACATACTAGTATCAGGATGTAGTCTAACGGTGGGTGTAGGTGTTAAGTATGAGAACACTTGGCCACAACAGCTTAAAACGCATTTTAACCAGCCTACAACAGTTTGGAACCTAGCACAGAGTAGTACGAGCCCAGACTATGTTGTACGTTCAATATACAAGACTGTAGACGTGTTAAAACCAAACTTAATAGCAGTATGTTGGCCTGCAGAGTCTAGATTTGAATTGCCTAAAAACAAACACTCAATAACAGACTACCAATTAGACACAGCAGAATATCCTAAACTGTTTGAAAATCCTAATTGGGCATATCACAATCTACAAAAAAATATAATATTCTTAAAACAATTTTGTCTAGTTAGAAATATTCCGTTAGTACATGCTCCAGGAGAGTATACAGACTTTGGTATAAATCCTGACACTACAGCAAGAGACGGAAGTCATCCAGGTAACTCGTGGCACAAAGAATACGCAGAGCTTGTTTTTAAACACTATCAAGATAAATACTAGTGCTAATTACACGGGGTAGTTAGTTTATGCTGTTTAACCATATCAGCGTAGTGGATAGAACCCACATCGGACTTCTATAAGGAGAAATATAAAATGGGAAGACCTATTGACAAATACTTTTTAGGTGCAACTGGTGGAGCTCCGGCTACTATTCCAGTTCGTGCAGATATTAGCGGTACAGACTTTGAAGGTTACATTGTTAACCAAAAAGGTTCTAACAAATTTACAGTTTCAAATGACGCAGGTACAGTTTCAGGCGTTGCTTATCTTGTAGATAAAGTAACAGGACACGACGCAGGTGAATGTTCTATTGTTGGCCAAGTTGACGGTGGCGATAACGTTACTATTCAAAAAATTACTGCACACAAAGCAGTTGGATTCAATGGCACTGTTTATTCATGGGCTGTTGCAGACGACTCTTCAGAGTCTTTAATCAGACTTACACCTTTAGCATAATTTTAAATTATATTAAGGTCAAAATCCCTTGTGTTAAATACGATACAAGGGATTTTTTATGACTTATGGATTTGCATTAGGCAACGGACAAAGCAGACAAGGACTAGACGTACAACGCTTACGCAGTTACGGTCCAGTAGCAGGTTGCAATAGAATATACCAAGAAGAAGAAGTAGACATACTAGTTTCTACTGACAGACAAATGGCCGCTGAAATTGAAGATTCAGGTTATGGAAGAACACACGAGTTTTGGACACGCAGACCAAGACCAGACACTGGTGCTAGATTATTAGAAAGACCTGAATATGGGTATTCTTCTGGACCAGCCGCGGTTGCTAAATTATGTCAGCGTGGTTGTACTAAAGTATTTTTACTAGGTTTTGACCTAGGGTCACCAACAGAACTTGTTAATAACATATACGCAGGCACTGCTTGGTATAAAACACCAGATCAAGAAGCAACATACTACGGTAACTGGGTAAAACAACTACAACAAATTAGTGATCATTGGAGTAATAATTTATTTTATAGAGTGGTAGGCAAAGAAAGTACACCATTTAATTTTGAAAGAACGAACATTATTGAAATTGATATGAGCAGTTTTAAAACGGAGATAAATAGTTTATAATTAGGAAGAAACTATGAGTGCAAACAAAAGAATATCAGGTGATTATAACATTGAGTCTATAGGTGGTAATATTGGTATCACGTCAGACACTGTTACAATTACAGGTAACTTAACAGTTACAGGTACACAAACAACAGTTAATTCAACTGATACAGCTATCAACGATAGAGTTATTATACTCAATGATGGTGAGTCAGGTGCAGGTGTTACAGGTACTTTATCTGGTATTGAAATTGACAGAGGTAGCTCTACTAATGCTAGACTAGTCTATGACGAATCATCAGACACATGGAAGTTAGATAACGGTTCAGGTTCTTTAGTTGCTATTGCTACATCAGCATCAGGTAACGTTGGTTTGTATAACGTTGTAGAAGATACTACACCAGAATTAGGTGGTGCATTAGATGTTAATGGACAAAGTATTGTATCATCTAGCAACGGTAATATTGTACTAGCACCAAACGGCACAGGTGAATTACAAGTTGACGGTACAGCAGTTAGGTTACAAAATGAAAGTGCTCCTAGTGCAGAAACAGGATATAACAAATTATATGCCGCAACACCATCAAGTGGTGGCTCAGGGTTATTTGTTACTAATGACACAGTAAGCGACGAATTAGTAAGTAAATCAAAAGCCATTGTGTATGGCATTATATTTTAGGAAATAAAAAATGGCTATAGAAACAAATTTAGTTGGAAATACAGCAACCACAGTTTATACATCAAGTGGCGATTCAGCAGTAACATACATTTCACTAACAAACTATACAGGTTCAGCAGTAAGCGTAGATCTACACGTTGTACCTGATGGTGACTCAGTTGGTAATGTAAATCTTGTCGCTAAAACGTTGGTTATTGATGCAACTGATACATTTTATCTTTACAGCTCAGGCGAAAAATTATTAATGGGTAATGCTGATACTATTGTTGCTACTGCTAACACAGCCGCTTCAATAAACGCTGTTGTTTCATACACAGGTATCTAATGGCTCATTTTTTAAAAATTTCTTCAACTCTTGGAGGAGGCATAGCTCAAGCAGTTGCTATTCCTTCAGGTAATTCTAATAATCGCCCAGGAAATCCTAAAGTTGGCGATTTTAGATTTAATACAGACAATTTCAAACTTGAGTACTTTAATGGCACACAATTTGTTACTTCAGCACAAGTTGGTGAGGTAACTCTTACAGTAGATAGTTTTACTGGTGATGGTTCAACCGTTTTATTCACTCTAAGTGCAGAACAATCAGGTGTAAACCAAGTTATGGTGTTTATTGGTGGTGTACACCAAGATCCTGCAACTGCTTATACCATATCTGCAGACGAAATTACATTCACAAGTGCTCCTCCAAACGGCGAAGCAATCAATGTTATCTTAGATTTAGGTAGCACAAACGCTAGTTAAATAAAAAGATAAATAAACACATAAACAACATTTGTTGTGGACAAACCGAGGTATACCTGCGATTGAACAAGGTAATCCGTGAAACACGGAGGATAAGGAGACAGTAATGGCTATTGGCCGCATATCTGGACGAATGCTCAAGGACAACCTTGACCGTGACGACAGTTTAACATTTAATACAAACACACTAGCAATTGACTATGCCAACAGCCAAGTTGGTATTGGTACGGCTACACCTAACTCCTTACTTCAAGTAGATGGCAATACAACACTTGCCAACATTTCAATTTCAAACACAACAATTTCATCAACAGTAGGTAACACTAATATTGTATTATCGCCAGATGGCACAGGTATTGTTAGTGTATCAAATAAAGTTATTGGTAATGTTAGTGATCCAGTAAACGCACAAGATGCCGCCACAAAAGCCTACGTTGATTCAGTTACTGGTGCAGTTAACACAACAGGTAACGTAAGTGTATTAGGTAACCCAACAGATGGCAATATCACAGATGGTGCATACATTAACTGGTCAACATCAACATATATTACAGATGCCATTGATGACTTAAATGAAGTTATTGAAAATGTACGCAACAGTACATTTGTTAAAGATGTAGACTTTACAGCAGATAACACAGCAGGTGGTGCTGGCTTAGTAGTTACACTTACAATAACAGCTACAGGTAACGCAAATCGCTACACAATTGATTGGGGTGACGGTGATACTACAACAGCAACAACAGATTCAACTCCAACTCATACATATTCATCTAATTCTGGATCACCATATTCAGTTGAAGTAACTGCGTTTAACAACTCTGGATCAGGTGCCGGTTCAACTGCTACAAAAACTAAAACAAATTATATTTCAATTTACACAGCAGATCCAGTTGTATCATTTACAGCCTATGACGCAGTATCAGGTGGTAGCGTTGTAACACAATGGGACGATGGCGACACAGTTTACTTTGACAACACCACAACAAACATTGGTGGTGCTACAATACAATTTACATGGGATTGGGGTGATGGCTCAAGTGATGATGTTATTACAGATGATACTGCGGCAGGTGGTACAGCAGGTGCTAGAATTGCACACACATTTACAGCATCAACAGAAACAGATGTACAGCGTACAGTACAATTAACATTAGATAGTCACTCAACAGCATTACCAAGTGCTATTCCAACAAGCGATTCAGACACATTTGAAGTTTATGATGATCATACACCAACAGTTACACTAGATGACGACTCTGGTGTTAACGAAGAATCATCATCAGGACACGTTGTAACATTTACCAACGGTACAGAAACAACAGTTGGTAGTTATTCAACATACGGTATACAATATCAATATCAATGGGGTGATGGTACATCATCAACGACAGTTAATGCAGGCTCAGGATCAGCAGGTGATCACGGACAAACAATTAATCATACATTTACATTAAGTTCAAGTGAACAGGCAAATGGCACAGCAAGAGATTATACAGGTAACCTAAGAGTAATTAGTAACCACTCAAGCTCACCGTTTATTACATCAGACTTTACAGTACACGTTGAACCAGACGTCCGTGCCATTGTAGCAGGTACAGCAGTAACAACTTCTGATAGATCAGGTGATAACATTTATGACTTGTATGATGGAACAGACTATGATGGTAACAATCGTGCTTTAGCAAGGGTTACTAACTCAACACAGAACGGCGATAGTTATGTCTACAACTGGAACGATTCATCATCAAATGATTCAGTTACTGAAGATGGGTCATCAGCAGGTTCTATTGCGGCCACAATTGATCACGACTTTAGTGGAGAGTCAACAGGTAATTATAATTTATCATTTACAGCAAGTGGTACACCAGACATAACAGCACAGACAGATTCAGATACAGGTATAACGTTCCAATTAAACGCAGTACCAAGTGCACCTAGCAACTTATCAACATTTAGTATTACCTTAGCAGATAGTTATCAAGGCACAAGTCCTAAACTAACCGCAGGGTTTACAGACAACTCCGGTGCTAACGAACTATCAGCAGGTGACGCATTAACATCATCAACAGCAAGACGTTATACATCAGGAACTATTGACACCAGTGTTGTTAACAATGCTTACAATGGTTTATCAGGTAACTTGTCAGCAGTGATCAATGGTACAGCAGATGGCACTAAAGCATTTACAACAGCATTAAATGAAAACGGAACATTTACAAGTTTAGTTGTATCTAACCAAGCAGACGCACACGATACTATTAGTTCATCAACATATCCAACAGGCTTCTATCAAACATTTGATGCTAAGATTACAAAAGCTCTAACAGGATATTCAGTTGGTGCTAACGATGCTAGACTAGAACATGACGAGACAGGCAACACAAACTATGTAAACATTGTCTATGATGATGTTACAGCAACTCCAACAATTACATCAGCAGGTACACTGGTAGAAGGTACTGGCGGAACTAAGAGATACATTTCAGGTATTCCGTACTACAACAGTGGTAGTCCAACTGTTGAACTAACAGGTGTTACTGTCAGTGACCTAACAGGACAAGCATATTCAGATGTATCAAATGTTGTTGAAGTAGATGAAGGAACAAATCAAGAAGGTACAAGTTCAGCAGGTACTACAAACAAAGACTTTGGTTATGCTAACATAGATGGAGCAGTAACAATGCTGTCAGGTGGAATACCATTAGCAGACATAGGTGTAGCGTCAGACTATACACTAGGTAACCTAGCAGTTAACATTACATCAAGTTCAGTAAGAACAGTAGACAGAGTTAAAGTTAGAGCAAGAAACTGTAATGGTGTTGGTAGTTACGTAGAAAACGCAACAAACATTAATGTACACACAGCAAGTCAATCAGGCATTAGTGAAATTGCTATTGCTGTTAGTGACTCATTGGGTAATGGCGATTATACCAATGACGGTGTTAGAATATTTGACTTTAATGCTGACACAACGGACACACCAAGTTATACAAGTTCAACTAACTTCTATACAAATAGTCCATACACTGAATCAAGTGATCCAGGTGTTGAAGGAACTAAAGAAGCAACTGTTAGATTAGGTGTCCTTAAACATGACACAACAGATTATTCAACAGGTTACTTACCAGTAGGTCCAGATAGAAGCAGTGACACTGGTACACAATACTTTACTTTTGCTTTCCAAAGAAAAGTTGTTGCTAACTTTGATATTAACATTACATCATCAGGTATTGCCGGTTTATGGATAGCGGCGCCAGGTACTAGTATTGATAGTGCTTCGGGATTAAATGGTTGGCTAGATGCGTCAGCTCAATATGCTGGTGCTGGTGTTCCAGGATCAAACACAGGTTCGGGTGGTAATGGGTCAAACGGTTGTGCTTCAACAGGTGCTGATGTTATAGGTACAAGCACAAGTTTATCAGGCGGTTATACAATGACACTAGGTAGTGAAAACATGTCAAACGCACAGGACAACGTTGTTCTAGTACGTATTGCGTTAACTAGTGGTCAGAGTGTTACTGCGTTAAGTGTAGGAGTGGCAAGCTAATGGCTATTTCAGATACACAAAAGACCGATTACCTATTTAAGAAACTTGGTTTTGGTATTACCAAGACTGATACTAACTCAAACAAAGCGGCCGCTAACGAATCAATTGCTTCACCATTATTATTACGTGGTGATAAAGTCTGGCAACAAGCATCAAGTATTCCTGGTACAAAACCTAGTTCAACAACAGGTGTAACCACAGTTTACACAGGTGGCACCACTGTAGAATGTACAGCAGATATTACTGCGTCAACTAACCGTACATGGAAAACAGGATTAACAGATTGGATACCACCTGAGTTTGGTTCTACCTATCTTGTTAATGTTTATGTACATGATTCAAGTGATGCTGGTAATGCTGAATCAATTTCAAACAAAGTGTTTATCACAGGTTCGGGTAATGATGACGAGTGGTTCTTTGATTATCAATCAGGTGTGTTACATTTTATTGGCGATAACTTACCTAACGGTGTAGACTTTACAGGCAAGTCAGTTTATGTAGCAGGTGCTAGATATACAGGTGCATTTGGTGTAGGCTCAGCTAGTGGTGATGATGCTCAGTTAGGTAACTTAACAATTAGTAATGTTACTATTACTTCAACTACAGCCGCTGATGATATTATATTAGACGCCGAAGATGGTGTTGTTGTAATAGCAGGTACATCAGGATTTGAAGTTCCTGTAGGTAATACAGCACAAAGACCAACACCGGTCAATGAAGGTACCGTACGTTGGAATTCAGAAAACAGTACACTAGAAGTTTATAATGGCTCAACCTGGGCAGATGTAGGCAAAGCCACAGTTGTAGCAGACGCATTTAATGGTGACGATTCAACAACAGCATTTACTATAACAGCAGACGCAACCGATGATAATATTTTAGTAATGCTAAATGGTGTTACACAATTACCTACAACTGATTATAGTGTTAGTGGTAACGTAATTACATTCTCTGAAGCACCACACACAGGTGACAAAGTTGATGTTAGACTATTACAAACAACAAACAGTGGCGGTACATATGGTGATGCTAATGTTGCTGTATACACTGGAAACATCACAGCAAAAGTAAATGGATACGAAATTGGATATAGAGACATTCCACAGGTAGCAAGTGGTAATGTCACATTGGCATTAACAGACTCGGGCAAACACTATTATTCAACAACATCAGCAACAGAAACAATTACTATTCCACTTAACTCAAGTGTAGCATTTGAAACAGGCACTGCTATTATGATTGTTAATAAAGGATCAGGTAATGTAGCAATAGCCAGAACATCAGGTGTAGATATGTACCTAGCAGGTAATTCAACATCATCTAATCGTACTGTAACAAGTTACGGGATGGCAACTCTAATTAAAACAGGCACAGACGAGTGGTTTGTTAGCGGCTCAGGGGTAGTATAATGTCTGGCATTATGCTAGGAACATTTACTGGCAAAGTGTATCATCCTGTAATAGACGGACTAGTACTACAATATTCAATGTCAGACTATTCTGGATCAGGAACTAGTCTCCCAGACTCAAGCGGTAATTCAAGAACAGGAACACTAAGCGGAAGTCCTACATACGGAACCACTTACTTTACACTAGATGGCGTTAATGATTATTTTATAACGCCTGACTTAAAAACTCCTTTAAGTTCTGAAACACACTCCACAGAATGTTGGTTATATCCTACCAGTAATGGGGTAGTTACTAGTTATCTAGGACAAGCGTCAATTAATACAGCATATCATCACTCAGCAATAGAGATAGTGTCAGGTAATCTAGAGTTTGGTCTATGGAACGCAGGATTACAATCAACAGGCGCTACCAGTGCTATATCAAACAATGCTTGGCATCAAGTAGTATTAACCTATGACGGCACAACCTGCCGTGGTTATCTAGATGGGAGCCTAGCAGGATCTGTCACAGTGAGTTGGGACAGTCCATATGACGGAGGAGTATCAGAAGCTACAGCTTTTCATATTGCCTACGGTGCTACAGACGCTACAGACCAAGGTGACGGCACATACTACAATGGCAGAATGGGACTACAACGTATCTACAATCGAGCGTTATCAGCAGAAGAAATAGTCAACAATTTTAATGCTACAAGACTGTATTATACATCATAAACTACGTATATTATAATAATAGCATTAGATAAATTTTTTCAGGTATTAGTGTAAATACCAGTACAGAAAACTAAAGAAATCTCCCATAAACATTAGTTTTTATTCCCCCAGGCAACACCCCAAAATTTCCCAGAACCAGATAAATACATGCAAAGATAGAGAATTAACTCTTTCTTTTACTTCGAAGAAAAAGAAGATGTAACATCTTCTCTAAACGAAGATGTACATTCAAGAGATTAACAACTCTTAATACATTTTATAGGAAAAACGAAAATGGCCGTAACAAGAATTAAAAGTAATCAGATCACTGATTTAGCTGTTACCAATGCCAAGATTGCCAACTATGCTATTCAGGGCGGTAAGTTAGCCAACTCGCTAACATATGGTTCTGACTTGACAGTTTCAGGTAACTTGACAGTGTCTGGTACAACTACAACAGTCGATTCGGTTACAACGACAATTGACGATCCAATTCTACTCCTTGCATCTACTCAAACAGGTGCGGCGTCAGTAGATATTGGTATCTTAGGCGAACGTGGTGATGATACCAACGTATTCATGGGTTATGATGAATCAGCAGATGAATTCGTAATGGCATTAACATCAACTTCAGATTCAAATTCTGCTGTTACTGTTACAGACTATGTTACAACACACGTAGGTGGTTTAACTGTAGACGACAACGCAACTGTTGGTGGCACTATGACAGCAACAGGTAACGTAACCGGTGGTAACTTATTAACTGCTAACGTTACAGTAGCTGACGCAGATATCACAGCAACTGGTACAGTTACAGGTGGTAACTTAGTTTCTAGTGCATTAACAGCAGGTCGTATTACATACGCTGGTACAGATGGCTTATTAGTTGACCAAGCAAACTTGACATACGATGGTAATTCTCTTAGAGTTCCAATAATTGAAGCGTCAGATAGTATCACAGCAACTTATACAATAACAGCAACAGGTAACATCACTGGTGGTAACTTATTAACAGCAGGTGATGTAACAACTGCTACTGTTACAGCAACAGGTAACGTAACTGGTGGTAACTTATTAACTGGTAACGTTACAATTGGTAACAACTCAATCACAGTAAGAGGTGATGTAACACTTAATGCTAATGGCGCTGACTTCATTACTTTCTATGGTAACGTTGAAGCCGGTAACGGTAAAGGTACATTTAATACTGTACAAGCACAGTCAGTTACAAACGCATACGGTAACTTAGCACTCTCTGCTGGTTCAGGTGCTTATGTTAAAGTTTCTACAGGCAATAATATTGCCATTGAAGATCTTACAGTAGGTCGTATGGTATATGTTGGTACAGACAGTACTTTAGTTGACCAAGCAAACTTGACATTTAATGGATCACAACTAGGTACTCCAAGTCTTGTAGCTACTGGCG